AGATTTGTTATTGGTGCTGGTGGAGATAACTCAACTGTAGCAGGGACAACTGGATACAACCCAGGAGACACTGGTGGTGCTAATACTGTAACTTTAGACACTACTCAAATTCCTGCTCACAATCATCCAGCAACTTCTACTTCTACTTCTACTACTACAATCACTGGAGGATCTGGGACATTCTTGACTGGTGCTTCACTTTCACTATCCACAGGAAATAATGGATCTCAAGGTCCTGCCTCCAGTGTAGTTACTGGAGGATCTATAAGCACTAGCAATGGGTCAGTGACAACTTCAGCAAGCACAACAACTACAACAACCACAACAACATCAAATACTGGTGGTGGATTAGCACATGAAAACAGACCTCCATATTATGCTCTAGCATTTATTATGAGAACTACATAAATAATAAGAAACAGGGGGATAGTGGAACCCTATGGCTTCACAAGAAAACTATTTTATAGTTCGTACTGGGTTAGGTGTAGGGACAGAAGCATTATATGCTGATTCTATAACCAAAAAAGTTGCAATTGGTAAAACTTTAGCTGAGTTTGAACTTGATGTAGTTGGTGATATCTATGCTAATGATTTAATCATAGCACAAAATGCAATGGGGATTGGAGTCAATCCCCCAGAGTATGCATTAGATGTTAGAGGTGATGGGGATGTATATATTGAAACTTCTCTTGGTATTGGAGATGCTCCAGGAGAAAACCCATTAAAAATTAATACAACACCAGTAGAATCAGTTGTTGTAACTGGTCTGGGTTCTGTTGGTATTGGTTCAACCATTCCAAAATATGACTTAGATGTTCGTGGAAACGTAAGAGTAGGAACTTATGCTTCAATAACTGCAGCAAATGTTGGAGTTCTTACTGTAGGATTTGCAAGTATTACAGCAGAATGGGTAGGTCTTTCAACAGTAGGATTTGCAAGCATCACAACAGCATATGTTGGTCTTGCAAGTGTTGGTGTCGCTACTATATTCAATGAATATGTAGAAAATTCTACAATTAGAAATGCAACAATAACATATGAAAATGTTGGCATATCTACCATTGAGTATGCAAACATTGTAGATGCAACTGTTGGTATTTCTACTATTGGTATTGCTACTATTGCTAATGGATATGTTGGAATTTTCACTGCTGCAGAAGCATTAATTGGACAAGAAACCGTAGGAATTTCCACAGTAGGATTTGCATCAATTACCAATGCTACAATTGGTATTGCTACAGTAGGTATTGCAAGTATTGGAATTGCAACTGTAGGGTTTGCAACTATTACTGCAGAAAGAGTTGGTATATCAACTATTAATATTGCTGGTATTGGAACTGCAACAATAGATTTTGCAATTGTAGGAGTTGCTACTATTGGCATCACCACTATTGGCATTGCTACAATTTCTCAACTTAGAGTTGGAATTGCAACAGTTGGAATTGCTAGTATTGGAAGAGAAGTTGTAATTGATTCTCAAATTGAAAATCTTTTAGTCACTGGAATTACAACCACTGTCAATTTAGATGTTGGTATTGGTGGAACCATCATTACTGCAACTAATTTTGCAGTAGAAAATGTTTACAAAACTGATGGAGTAACATTAGAGAAAAGCATAGTTCCTTTAGTTGGAATTAATACTACAGTACCAACTAGAACTTTAGATGTAGCAGGAGATTTAAGAGTAAGAGGGGAAGTAATTGATTCTTCAAATAATGTAGGATTTGCATACTCTGTACTTTCTTCAGCATACAATATCCCAGGAAGATTTTTAGATGCTGCCAATTTACTTGTAAGAAACAAAGAATTTATTGCTAATGAAATTGTAGGATTTATTACTAGCACTGATGGTCCTTTTGGATATTATGGTCCATATTTTGATTATGGTGCTGCTGGAGTCTCAACAGGAAGAGCAAAGTGCAGAAGAGATATTGGTTTAGTTATTGATGCTATTGCATTTGATATTTCTAAGGGAGGAAACTCTAAATCAGTTGGAGCAGGTCTTTCATACTATGATGGAGTAACCTTACAATACTTAGATGATTCTGCTGTTGTTCCAACTGGATTTTCTACTGGTTATGTAAAACAAGCAACTATAGTTGGATTTTCCAGTATTGCCACATTTGCAAGATATGTAGTCAATAACTCAAGACTTCCAAAATCATATCAAGTTCCTCCATTATCTGGATTACATGCAGATGCTTCTAGATTAATTCTTGCCAACAAACAACTTATTGCTGAAGTAGCAGTTGGAAGAATGCTTGCTAACTTCTCAGGATTTAGTGTTCCTGGAGGAAATCAAGAATGTGTTGATGATATCATGGATGTACTTGAGGCAATTTGTTATAATTTAGAGTTTGGGGGGAATAATCAAGTTTATGATGCTGCTAAAATTTATATTGATAATGCATATCTAGCAGGAGAAGAAACAGAATCAATCTTTGCATTCAATCAGGCTAGAGACATGGCAATTCAAGCCATGAGAAACCAAGCTATCACCTTAGGGGGGTATACAGCACAAACTCAATATATTGACAATACTGTTATTGGGGATATCTCTGGTCTTGCTGGTGTTTATAATTCAGGAGATTGCTCAAATATAGCTTCTGCTCTTACTACTTTCTTTGCAATTATAACCAATGCTATTGGTGCAGATACACTACCAGCATCAAGAACTATCACAGGAATCAGCAGCATTCCACAATTATATGATACTGAACTTCTTCCTGATGGGGATAGCAATACTAATCCAAATGCTTGTGCTAATGTAGTTTCTGCAATTTATACTTGTACTCAAATAGTTAGAGAAATTGTAACTTCTGGTGCTGGAGCTGCTCCAAAGATTAACACCCCAGTAGGAGAACTTGTTTGGCAACCACCTGGAGCAATAGTAGGAAATGAATGGTTTGTTGCTAAGTATGGCAATGATAGCAATCAAGGACTTTCCCCTGGAGATGCATTCTTAACAATCAAAAAAGCATGTTCTGTTGCACAACCAGGAGATACAGTTAAAATCTTTGCTGGACTTTATGTGGAAGATGGTCCAATTCAAGTACCAGAAAGAGTAGCAGTTGTTGGAGAAGATCTAAGAAGAACTCTTGTATCAACTAGAGGTCAAACAGATCTATATCATGTGAGAAGAGGTTGCTATGTTGCTCAACAATCATTCATTGGACCAGAGAATCCAAATGCAATGGTATCATTCCCAACACAGGGACTTGGATATGCTGATGGAACTGAGCAAAATTGGCAGTCACCTTATGTACAGAACTGCACTAACTTTGTTCCAAATAGTGTTGGAATGAGAATTGATGGTAATAGAGCAGGTGGATTTAAGTCCATGGTTCTTGATGCTTACACTCAATACAATCAAGGTGGTATTGGGGTTTCTATTACTAACTTTGGGTATGCCCAGTTAGTTTCTTTATTCACAATCTGCTGTGATATTGCTGTGTACAATGACACTGGTGGTGTCTGCGACATGAACAACAGTAATGCCTCCTTTGGTAACTATGGATTGTGGGCAAATGGAACAACTCCACTTCAATATGTTGGCATTGTTACTGTTGTACCATCTGGAGACAATATTGATAGTCTTATATTGAATGTAGGGGTAGGAAGAACTCAAGCATATGATGATGCAGTAGATTTACTCAGAGCAAATGCAGATTTCCTTGCTAATGAGGTTGTTGGATTTGTAACTAGCACATCTGGTCCTTATGGAATCAATGGTCCATCATTTGATTATGGTGGGGCAAGAAGTGGAAGAGAGAAATGTAAGAGAGATACTAAGATTATTGTAGAATCTCTTGCACTTGATCTTCTTCTACAATCAAACAACAATGCAATTGATACCTCTCTTGCTTATAGAGATACCCCAGATTATTCATTATCATACTTAAATGATTCTAATCCACTTCCTGTAGGGTTTAGTACTGGATATGTTGCATCAGGAGAAATTGCAGCAATTACTCATCTTGCTGGCATTTGTACTTATATAATCCAAAACCAAAATCTACCAGTTTCTTTCCAAAGTGGAATTAGTAGCATATCTCAATTTA